AAGAAGTGTTCCTAGTGGGCACCAAGTATTACACTTATGTTGAGATTGTTCTGCCAACCGGCGATGCTAACATCTTGCGTAAGACTAAGGAACAAGCTAAGGCTAACGAGTTAGCTATGAAGCGTTCCGCTGATGCATTCAAAGAAGTTGAACAATGAAAGCATTACGATTAACCAAGGCTTTCTCAATCTGGCTTGCAAAGGCCTTTGTTGAGAAAGTCATTGATCAGAACCATGCATTCAAAGAAGAGTTACGCCGACATCCGCCGTTGGCAATCTTACTTTGGGTAATTCTTAGTATTTTCTGGATAGCTATCTTTGGCTTTTCTGGACTTACACTTTTCGGTTCACCATTAGGATTTACATTCGGATGGGTTTCAACTATACTATATCTAGTGTATGCAATTTTTAGCAATCTGTATGCACTATTCAAACGAGACCGTAAGGAATTGTTTGAAACAATTAAAAACTCTTAAGGAAAATAATGACAAGACTAATCCCAACGGTTATTGAATCAGAACCAAAAGGCGAACGGGCCTACGACATTTATAGTCGATTGCTCAAGGATCGCATTGTTATGCTAGATTCTGATGTTAATGAACATACTTCAAGTGTGATCGTTGCACAGTTGCTCTTCCTGGAGAGCCAAGGCAATGAAGACATTACTTTCTTTATCAATAGCCCAGGTGGTAGTGTAACAGCCGGTTTGGCAATCTATGACACTATGCAATTTATCAAGCCTGATGTTGCTACCTATGTCCTTGGACAAGCATGTTCAATGGGCAGTTTCCTTGCTCAAGCAGGCTGTGCTGGCAAGCGATTTGTACTGCCAGAATCACGCACAATGATCCACCGTGTGAGCTCAGGTACTCCTGGTACACGAGGTTCAGTGCATGTGCAGGATTTGCAGTTTGAAGACGCAAAGCGTAGTTTTGAAGAATCAGTGCGTATTAACAAGCGTCTGACAGAGCTATATGTGCGCCACAATACTGCGGGTAAACAATACGATGAGCTGTTTAACACCATGAAATTTGATACTTTCCTGAGTGCAGACGAGGCTGTAGCGTACGGTTTAGCAGATAAGGTTATCTCAAAGCGCCCATAAATTGATTCCGGAGTGGGCTACTAAATAATAGTGCCCACTCGGAGATTAAGATGCGTAAGGATTTTAACTGGAGCTTGTTGGACCGATATAACCTATACACTATGCTTTACAGCGTAGGTAAGGAAATTGTTGGCAAAAAGATCGAAGTTAAAAATCTACAAAAAATATTAAGTACGCATATTAAATCGCACCTTCCTGTTAAGGTGGTACGCAAACAACGAGACTCTAGCCAAAAGCGCGGCCTAGTTTATATGGGTGGCGCTTATTATTCTGACTACGATAAGCAGGGCTACACCCGCTTTATAGAAATAGTACTGAGCTATCACCCGTTAGATACCGCAGTCAAACTAACAGAATATCGCTGGACTAGATTGTGCTCAATATTTGCAGATACTATCCTGCATGAAGTTATCCACATGCGTCAGTACCGCAGTAGAGATTTTAAATCTATTCCGGGTTATGAAAGCACAGCCTATTATCACAAGCAACGAGTAAATCAACAATACTACGGTGACCGTGATGAAATGGGTGCGTTTAGCTTTAACATTGCCTGCGACATGATTGATCGGTTTGGACTTGATAAACCAGCTATCCAAAAATATATGGATAGTATGAAAGCCAAAAAGCATAAAAAATCCACCTACCATAGATATTTGGCAGCATTTGATTGGAATCATAACCATCCAAAAATTCGCCAAATGAAGAAAAAGATAGCCAATCAATTGGACTATGCGTTTGTAGGTAAGCCATTTAAAACAACAAATCACTTGACATACTGATAATTAGACTGTATAATTGTTATATTAAGTTAACAACACGGAGTCTAAATTGAGCGATCCTTGCCACAGCGTTATTTCTGCTTTAGAACAACATTCATCACGCCTTAACAAAGAGGCTATTGTTTTGGCACAAGCCGAAGCAGGCAACGGTGAATTCTTTGCAGGTTTGAATCTTGCCTACAATGCAATGGTTACTTTTGGACTTAAACAAATACCGGAGAAAACAGATGAAGACGGCCCTGGCCTCGATTGGAGTGATTTTATTAGTCTTGCTGTCGATTTGCGTGATCGTAAGCTCACCGGCAACGATGCTCGCGATGCCGTTGCCGCACTAACCAAACAAGCTACTAAAGCACAGTGGAATGGCTGGTATCGTCGTATCCTTATCAAAGATATGCGAGCAGGCTTTTCAGAAAGCACAGTTAATAAAGTAACGGAGAAGAAGTATGTCCACTATAGCATTCCTGTGTTTAGTTGTCAGCTTGCACACGACAGCGCGAATCATGAGTCTAAGGTTATTGGGTCTAAGCTCATTGAAGTCAAACTTGACGGTGTCCGAGTTATCACAGTGGTTTATCCAAATGGTCGCGTTGATCAGTATAGCCGTAATGGAAAAGAGCTGGTAAACTTTCCGCATGTAAAAGAGCAGTTGGCAAAGATTGCAGGCCAGTTTACTGAGCCTATGGTGCTTGATGGTGAGATCATGAGTGGTACATTCCAAGACTTGATGAAACAAATTCACCGCAAGTCTAGTGCAAAGGCCAATGATGCCGTGCTAAACTTGTTTGATGCTATTCCACTTGTTCAGTTTGAGGCAGGTGAAAGTGCTACTATCCAAACTACTCGTAGCGAATGGTTGAAGAAGTGGTTTGAAGCTAACGAAGCGGCATTGCCTAATGTAACAGTTGTGGCACAAGAACTTGTTAACTTGGATACTGCCGAAGGTAAGAAGCGTTACAAAGAAATTAATCAAATGGCCATTGACGGCGGCTATGAGGGCATTATGCTTAAAGATCCTAAAGCAGGTTACAAGTGCAAGCGTTCAGTAGCTTGGCTCAAGTTGAAGCCGTTCATTGAAGTATCTTTGACTGTTACCGCAGTTGAAGAAGGTACTGGCAAGAATGTAGGCAAGTTGGGTGCGTTGGTATGTGAAGGAACAGATGATGGAAAAGACATTGTTGTTAATGTTGGTAGCGGTTTCACTGATGATAACCGTGAGGCTTATTGGGCCGCCCGTGATGAGGTGGTTGGCAAAGTTGTTGAAGTTCGCGCTGATGCCATCACACAAAATCAGGATGGCACTTATTCTTTACGCTTTCCACGATTTCTCACTTTCCGAGGCTTTGCAAATGGCGAAAAACTTTGATATCAAGCGCAGTATGAACAAGGACCTCGTCTATGGGGGCTTGCTAGAACTAAGTAAGAATAAATTAGTATGGCACGAAAGTGCCGTTAGTCCGGAGTATAGCCACTTGACAGAAGATGGAAAGAAAGCTATTATACATGTTGTAGAGAACATGTTTCGCGGATTACAAGTTATCCACGAACGAGAGATTAAAGAAGAAGCAAAACGACAAACATTGGAATCATTGAAATGAAATTCTGGATTACTATGGCAGTAATATTAGCAGGATGTGTATGGATAGTAAATTCTACACGCTCAGATGTTCGCCTGTTTTGTTCCTATGGACGAGTATTCATTGAGTTCCAAGAAGGTAACAGTACATGGGGCACTATAATGTTAGATGACCAAGGTGCTCCTATTCGATGCAATGACGAAATAAAATCACATACAAAATTAAAGGATACAATATGACAAACGCATTTCGAGATCAAGAGAAGTTCATGAAGGCATGTGATCAAAGTACAGATGTGTACAATGACTCACAGTTTAAAATGTACCGTGGCTTGATCAAGGAAGAATTTGACGAGCTAATGGTTGCACAAGGTTTCGACTTGAAGACCATGGAACAGGTAAATCCTGTGGATGAAAAAGAAACACTTGATGCTCTTATTGACATTTTAGTTGTTACTGTTGGTGCTATCCACAGTGCAGGCTATGATGCAGAAGGTGCATGGAAAGAAGTTATGCGTACAAACTTTGCAAAAATTGATAAAGAAACCGGCAAAGTGCGTAAGCGTGAAGACGGTAAAGTATTAAAGCCTGTAGGCTGGACTGCTCCAGAACTAGAACCATTCTTGAAGAAAAATGTATAAAGTAAGATATTATATGGTAGGAGGAACTTTGACATCAAAGATTTTTCCTACATTAAAAGACGCAACACACTTCGCTGTGTTTAAAGCACCTTTCCAAAGTGTATATTCAATAGACAAGGTTTAACATGGCACGATCACATTATTGGACATGCAGTAAATTTGCAGACTGGCTTCGCGGAACTCCCAAGCCAGGTGCAGAAACTAGCGAAGGCTGGGAAGCATGGACTGAGAAAGCAACTAAGGCTCATCCATTCCGTTACTGGCTAGCTGATGACGGTCTTGACTATCTTCAAAAGATAGTGTTCTACCCTACAGACAAACTCTATGATCTCAAGTACTACATTAATAACCGTTGGGTCACTCGTACTCATTCTCTTACTGCCCATCCTCGCGATATTAAACCTGGGACTTGGATGGATGTGGGGAACCGCTTTCTCCCTTGCCTATTTAATGAGTTGCAGGATTTTGTGGAAGTGGAACTAGCGTGGTGGCACATTGCTTGGGAAGATAAAGATGCCCGAGCAAAATACAATGCACCGTTCTGGGCTACAGGATGGTTCCGCTGGCGTACATGGCGATGCCCACAAGCAGGCCTTGAAAATCTTGAATGGCAACGCAAGTTGATATACGACACCGACTATGCAGGCATGAACATTCCAGAAGACAAGAAGGGCAAGCCAACACCTCAAGCAGTTAAAGCGCAAGAGATCTTAGACTTGTACACTTGGTGGACTGTTACTCGTCCTGCTCGTCCTGATCCTTACGAAGCTAGTGGCTGGAATACTCTATGCGAAGAGCGTCGTCTGCGCCGTGTAGCAGAAGGCAAGAGCGATAACTTCTTTGCCAGCATGAACGACAAGACTGCGGCAGAAAAGAAAGCATCCAGCAAAGCACTTAAAGACTTGCATAAGTTGGAAGCGGCTTACGAAAAAGAAGATGAACAAATGATGATTCGTCTTATTAAGGTGCGTCACGGTCTATGGACATAACTATACGACAGGGCGACGAGTTTGTTGCTGAAGTATGGGAAGACCATGGTGAGATGCATCAGCTAGATGTATTGTCAGAAGAAAGGTATACCGAGATTAATCAGTGGTGCATTGATTGTCTCGGTTATCACGCTCGCACAGCATATCATATATTTGAATTTAAAAAGCAATCCGATCTTGAGTGGTTCCTATTAAGGTGGCACTAAGTATTCTATGAACATTAAAAATTTGTTTCTAAACGAAACTAAAAAACAGTTAGATGAGATCGGGCCCGGTATGTGTCTTGCCAAGTGGACACAGACTACCTTGCACTTAGGTGTTGGGCACACGCACAGTTGCCACCATCCTAAAACTCATATTATTCCAATTAGTGAAATTAAAAAAAATCCTAGCGCATTGCATAACACTAGCACAAAGAAACTAGCACGACAAGAAATGATGACTGGCGGCAGACCTAGCGAGTGTCATTACTGTTGGAATGTAGAAGACAGTGCTCCAGCGGGTGCGGAAGTTTACAGTGATCGAGTCTATAAGAGCAATGACAGCTGGTCTAAGCCCTACTTCAATAAAGTAAAAGAAGTAGGCTATACTGGAGATATTAATCCAGCTTACTTAGAAGTCAGCTTCAATTATGCTTGTAATTTTAAATGTGCCTATTGCAGTCCTGAAATTTCAAGCAAGTGGATGGAAGAAATAAAGCAGTTTGGACCCTATCCAACTAGCAGAAAGTTCAACAGCATTGATCATGTAATTGCACAAAACAAAATGCCAATCGCAGAGCGTGATGACAATCCCTATGTCGATGCGTTCTGGGAGTGGTGGCCTGATCTATATCCTACTTTGCATACATTCCGTATCACTGGCGGAGAGCCTCTGATGACCAAGCATACATTCCGTGTGCTTGACTATATCATCGAACACCCTAATAAAGACTTAGAACTTGCAATCAATACTAACTGTGTAGTTGAAGACAAGTTGTTTGACAAGTTTATTGAGAAACTTAAAATTATCGAAGCACAGCGTCTAGTCAAGAGTGTAACAGTTTACACAAGTTGCGAAGCATTTGGTGCTAAAGCAGAATACATTCGTAATGGACTAGACTATAACAAGTGGTTCGATAACTGTTGCAGATTGTTGCGCGAAGTGCCTACCTTGCACTTTGCAATCATGTCAACATACAACGCTCTATCAGTTACATCCTACAAAGAGTTTTTGCAAGATGTATTGATACTGAAACGCAATTATCGAAGACCAGGCAGAGAAATTACTATTGATATTCCATATTTGGATCACCCAAAGTTTATGAATGTTGGTATCCTACCCAAATCATTCAAGCCGATGATTGAAGAACAAATTGACTACATGAAGTCTAACCAAATTGGACTTTTCCGTAGAGTAGGTTTCAAAGAAACTGAAATTGCGAAATTGGAACGGATCCAATATCTATTCCAAGACACGCCAGAAGTGATTAACCAAAAGGACTTTTACTTGTTCTTTACTGAACACGACAAGCGCCGTGCTACAGACTTTTTGGCTACTTTCCCCGAAATGGCGGACTTTTATGCCCACTGTAGGAGTCTTTTTACTGTTGACAATAAGTAAAATTGACTGTATAATATATGTATTGTTAAACACAACGGAGTAATAAATGGCTACAGTAGCAGGCATCAAAATTAAAAACAAAGCACCTAAGAAAGAATCTAAGCGCATCACTAGCGTAACTATTCGTCAAAATGCAAAGAAAGACCACAGCCCAGTTTGGGAAGGTACTGAGACTTTGGATGCTCAACAATTTTTGAAGCACTGGCACAAGGCTATGGATTACTACCGTTTTGAGTTTAGCGGCAAGGACTTGAAGCCTGCTGTTCTTAAATGGATGGCCGTAGTTGAGTATTCAAAAGCTGACATTGCCGCATTTAAGAAAACCAAAGACAATCGTTGTAGTGCTACAATGGGTTCTATTGCTAGTTGCTTGCTCCGTGGAATGCCAGACGTCCGTGCAGACTTTAACGACGGTCGCAGTACTGTGGCTTGGTTGAAGAAAGAAATTGCACAAGTCGTCGCTGATGGTAAAAACGACATCGACGAAGAAGCTGTTGCGGCCGATGCATTGACCAAGCCGGTTGTTGCACAACCTAGTATTCAAGATCGTGTTCGTGAATCTGCATATCGAATGACTGAAGAAATTGAGAACGCTATCGAATCGTTCCAAACTGATCCAGAAGCATTTGATCCAAAAGCATTTAAGATGCTTAACTTGCTCAAGGCAGTTGAAGCAAAGGCAGCACATTGCCGCATTATCAAAGACTTCTACTCTAGCAATTTGACTGAACTGTTGGAGCTCGCGGGTGGTACAAAGGATGCACAGCTAGTTGAAGGTTACTCACACTTGACTAAGAAGCAAGTTAAAAACCTAATTGCTTTCTACCAAGAAATTATGAGTGCTTGCGATATGCTGAGCCAAGAAGCTAAAGTTAACCGTAAGCCTCGTGCTAAGAAATCAGTACCTGCTGAGAAGCTGGTTGCCAAGTTGAAGTACAAGAAGACTGACGAAGCATTGAAACTAGTGTCGTTGAACCCAACTGACATTATTGGTGCTAAAGAGTTGTGGGTCTACAATACCAAGACTCGCAAGCTAGGCCGATATGTGGCTAACGAGTATATGGAGTTGGGTGTGAAAGGAACTTCACTTACTGGCTTTAACGAAACTCAAAGCGTATGCAAGACTTTGCGTAAGCCAGAAGAGAAGTTGAAAGAATTTAAGGCAGCTGGTAAGGTACAGTTGCGTAAGTTCTTGGACGACATTAATGCTACTGATACAATGATGAATGGTCGCTTCAACGAAGAAACCATTATCCTTAAAGTAGGTTAAAATACGCCCGCTGTTAATGCGACTCGCTTCCAAATGTTAGTCGCAGTACAGACATAGATGTAGTTAGCATCCCATGCAACTTGCCCAGCAGTGCCTGCACTTGTTGAGGTCTTAGTTGCAAGGGGTGCGCTAAACATTCCAGATACTGTAGAAATATTATTAGTTACGCTCAAACTTCCAAGGGTGCCAACTGTTGTAATATTAGAAGACCCTGCCCATGTACTCAGGGCAGTGTTCTCAACACTTCCTAAACCAACTTTACTCTTACTGATAGTTAGCCAAGTAGGGTCACTATAACTTCCTGATGTATACACACCGTCGGTTACTGTACCAGCGTTGCCATCGATACTAACTCCAGTTAATGTCTGACTCGCACTTGCTCTATTATATGTAATAGAAGTAGTGCCAATATAATGTGTGCTAGTTGATAGGGCAGTATTCTCTACATTGCCAAGACCGACTTTAGTTGCAGAAATAGTTAACCAAGTCGGATCACTATAACTTCCCGAAGTATAAACACCATCAGTTACAGTTCCGGAATTTCCATCGATACTAACTCCAGTTAATGTCTGACTCGCACTTGCTCTATTATATGTAATAGAAGTAGTGCCAATATAATGTGTGCTAGTTGATAGGGCAGTATTCTCTACATTACCTAATCCTACATGAGTAGATGTAACACCACTTACTGTTCCTGTAAAAGTCGGATCAGTGAACATAGTCGCTTTACTTTCATTTGTTACATTACCGAGACCAACTTTAGTTGCTGAAATAGTTAACCAGGTAGGGTCACTATAACTTCCTGATGTGTACACACCGTCGGTTACCGTTCCGGCATTACCGTCAATACTAATACCAGTTAGTGCTAATATTGCACTTGCTCTATTGATAGCAACTTGAGTAGTACCGATATAAAACTGTTGATTGTCTAGAGCCACTGTACCGGTTGTTGCTGGCAGAGTGATTGTAGTTCCGTCTTGAACTACTAATGTTGAGGCTGTTGCAGGTGCAGTAAATGCTACTTTGTTAATGCTAGTTGCAGTTGCTACTCCTAATGTAGGAGTTATTAGAGTAGGACTGTTATCAAATACAAATCTACCTGTTCCAGTAGCACCTGTGCTAGTAACACCTTCAACCGTTAAGTGTCCAGTGGTTGCAAACGAATCAACAATACTCAACTGGTTAACAGTCATTAGCCCTAGGCTAGGATTGTAGCTTAACGGAGTAGTAGTCTGGTCTAGATACATAGTATCCATTTGATATGTACCAGTGATTGGGTTTAGTTCACCTGCACCTGATGCAATAGTAATAGATACAAAGGTATCAGTTACACCAGGTGCGGCAGTTACTGGAATAGTCCAGTAGCCGTTGATTGTGCTATAAGTAGCAGGGCCTGTGGCTGTAAAGTTTACTACTGCGCTGTTGGACACTCTAATAAGACTAAATGTCTCATTTTCAATAATTCCAACGAGTGCGGCTCTTAGGGTAGCAGATACCCCAAATGGATCATTTGTAGTTCCTGTGATGTGTACTTCTGCCACTGCCGCAAGTACATCGCCTGATACAAAATCGCTAGCGCCAGCACTAAATGTTTGTGTACCAGGAGGGCTACGAGTAAAAATAGGGTAGTAAGTACCGCTATTGTTATTTTCAGTAATGGTAGTTAACGCACCTGTTCCGTTACCAGTGTTAACAATAGTAACCTTATTGTTTACTTCATCAGTAACTAAGCTGATGCCAAAACCGGCATCTAAGTTTAATTCGCCAGCTACTTCCTTAGATAATGCTGTTCCGGGTGTGCCTGAACCGGTTACTATAACTTTTCGGTAAGCGTCTGCGATTGCTGGATTTAGGGCCATAAATATACTCTCTTTCGAATATTTATCGTATTTTAAGCATACACATTACTACCCTAAACTAAGATAAATACTTGAAAGAGACCCAACTATGGCACAACTATTCAATATTCAAGACGATAAAGTCGTCATTAACAAGCTAGCTCTAAAGTATTTAGAGGGGAGCGTAATCCACGCTGGATCCTTTGATATTGTAGGATCAGCCAGCGTACAGAACAATTTAAGCGTTAAAGGCAGTATTACTGTAGATACTTTAACAGTTAAGAATCTAATCACAGAAGCAGGCAGTGCTGGTGAAGTTGGGCAGTGGTTTAGCGATGTAGAGGATGATCTACAAGGCAAAGGATTCCAGTGGTCTAGTGCAAATACAGTTACACAACTTAGCTACAGAAATGGCGGCACTTTGTGGACTAATGGTAGTTTTGACTTAACCAAAGAGCGTGCCTATAAGATTGACAATGTTGCCGTTCTATCAGCGGGCGAGCTTGGTCCTACTATTACAAAAAGTAATCTTAAAGAAGTAGGTACACTTAAAAAGCTAAATGTGTTAGGTGATGTTGATCTAAGTGAATTTGCGTTCTTTAGAGGCGGGTTTAATCGTTTAGGACTAGGTACTGATCAACCTAATGCTACACTAAGCATCGTTGAAAGCGAAATTGAAATTATTTTAGGAAGTTCAAATATCGGTGTTGCTGACATCGGAACTTATACAAATCATGATGTCAACATTATTACTGATAATACTGCTCGTATTGTTGTTAAAAATAACGGCGAAGTTATAATCGGCGACACCAACGCTAAGACAGGTGTGCTTAGAGTTAATGGTACAATCTACACAGATAACCTAGTAGCAGACACACGCATTGAGCGTTCTAGTAGTTTAGAATTTAAACAGACTAGAGACAATACTGTATACGGCAAAGGCCTAATATGGATGGGCGAAGGCACTACTAAACAGTTCATCTTAAGAGCAGGTGGTGATCGTTTCTGGAGTACAGAAGATCTTGACCTAGCAATGGGCAAAGCATACAGCATCAACAACCGTGTAGTGCTATCTGAAAGAACTCTAGGAGACAGCGTTAGTTTTTCTAAGCTAACAACTCTAGGAGAACTAGAAGCATTAACTGTACAAGGGCCAAGCACATTCTACGGCGACATTAATGCAGTTGCTAGCAACTTACATTTGAAGTCAGCAATAGTTACAGACGGTACACAACAAGTAATTGTTAAACCAAGCGGTATTGACTCTGATAAGGGAATTGCCTTAACAGTAGGCGAAGCTGATGTATTCTACGGCGACAATGACGAAATTACTATTGGTAACAAATCAAATACTCGCAGACCAGTTAAAGTATTTGGACCACTAAGTGTCGGTATTAACAATCCAGATCCAACACTAGGTCTAGCAGTCAAAGGCGACATTAGTTTTGCCGACAAGCGTTTCTTAACAGGTACTGCTATTCCAACAACCGGCACTTTCATGAAAGGTGATATTTGCTGGAATTCAAACCCTCAAGACAGTAGCTACATTGGCTGGGTATGTATTATCGAAGGTACTCCAGGCGAGTGGTTACCTTTCGGGGCTATTGGCCGCCAGTAATTATATTAGTGTTTTCCACTACGCTAGAGAGCGTATAAATATAGTATTAGAAGATATACTATGGTGAGCAAAAAGACACAACAACTAATTGATCAAAATACTAGAGATTTAGATCAGATAAACGAACAGAGAAGAACTTGGCTGTTTGCTAGCTCCATTGTGGTTATTTCAGTAATCGTCTTAATTTTTGGTTGGGACTGGCTTGATCAGTTCCACTCTAAAACACTATGGTGGGTTGTAGTATCATTAATTCTAATAGTATCCGTTAACTGGTGGTATTGGACTATGCGTGTTATGCTACGCCTAATTAATCATCAAAAGATTGAGTTCAGTATCATTTCCGAGTTGTTAACTGACATCCGAGAAATCCGCAACGATGTTCGCCAATTGAGCGCTCAGGAACTTGACAATAAGAAATAATCCTGTATAATTATATTATGCGGTCTTAGGCATTCACCCCGCAATATAAATTCTGCATGTCATTGTTCATAAAGGAAAACAACAATGGCAAAATATCTATCAACAAAAACATACGGCAATGACCGTGGCTTATCATGCTGTTTTAGACAGTGGCGTTCGACACATAGTCACTGCTCAACACTACACGGATACTCAATTGGTATCAAATTAGTTTTCGAATCCGAAACCTTAGACAGTCGTAATTGGGTTATGGACTTCGGTGGACTCAAAGCATTTAAAGAGTGGAGCGAGCACATGTTCGATCACACTTTGGTAATTGCTGAAGATGATCCTCAACTAGCGTTCTTTCAGCAAATGGCTAACCTAGGTGATCCATTAACTAGCGGTACTGGCGCGGTTGGCAAAGTAAAACCGCACGAACGCAGAGCAGTATGTGACCTACGAATTGTTCCAGCAGTCGGTTGCGAAAAGTTTAGTGAATACGCTTTCAACACAATGGCAGACATCCTAGCCACTTACCAACGCGGCGAAAGCTGGAGCTATGTTGATGCTCAAGGTAACACAAAAACATTTGAAAATCGTTACCCTGTTGGACAAGGCGTTAAGCTTCGTTCAGTAGAAGTATTCGAACATGGTGCAAATTCAGGTAGCTACGAAGCATGAACGACAAGCAATGGTTAGAAAGAGTAACCATTGCCTACAAAGAGTACAGCCGACAAGTAGGGCCTAATTTACAAATTGAGCAATTTATTAGTTGGCTGTATAAGCAGTATGGCATTGTACTCCCAAAGGATAGCAAATAATGTTTAATTGGTTTAAGAAAGAAAAACCATGGGTTAGATTTTATTCCCTAGACCAAAATGTTTCTACAATTTACCCAGTAATTGAAAGTAAGTTAACTGAAAGAGATTGGAATAATCTAGGCAATCTTGATCGCAACCGCCCTGAGCAAGGTAATCAAACAGTGCTCAACTGTCCTGCAATTAAGCAGATAAATGCCGCCGGCTATGTTCTCAGAGCACCTGCTGACTTTATTATTAAGACAGGGCCGCATATTGAAAATCTAAGCTGGGAAACTCCTTTCTTATTCAAGCGCCATTCAGGGAAGTATACATTTAGTGGTACTGACTATTATGTCAGTTGGCACAGTCCAGCACAAACTGAGCCGATTATTCCGCAAGAAATTCCCAGTACAGATCGAGCATGTCTACATGCCGCAGTTAAAGTTGAAACTCCGTGGCGCATCAAAGCAAGCGATGATATTGTACTACTACAAATTCCAGTTTCTTACAATAACGAAGCTCGATTTACTGCGGCGATTGGTATTGTAGATCCAAGATACATGCACTCTGTTAGCGTACAATTACTGTGGCATGTACTAGAAGGCGATACTTTGGTTAAAGCTGGAACACCGCTAGTCCAATATGTTCCGATTAGCCGAAGTCTGTTAACAAAAGGCAGCATTGATCTCATAGTTGATACAGCCACAGATGTAGACTTAGAAGTTGAAGATGCGTATGTGTATTCTAATCACAGTCGGTTCCCCAAAACAGACAGCGTTGGTAACAAGATTAGAATCATAACCGATCTGTTTAACTCGTTTAGAAAAAAATATCCAAAATCTAAGATATAAAAATATCAAGCACTAGAAGTAATTTATTATGTTTCGTAAACTATGGCATCTTTGGGCAAAGGCCTTAGGTGAAAAAGCGGGCAAATCGGACTCAGAAGCAGACCAAATTGCTTGCATTCGTACCTGTATTGTGTTAATATATGTTATTACAAACTTTTTTATTGTGGCAGGAGTAATCCGCCACTGGTAAGGCACAAATGGGCAAAATAGGCTTCGCATGTAAGTGGATTGATCGTCCAGATCAAGTTAACGGTATCGACAAAAAAGACGATGCTAAAAAATACAATACCGGTTCGACGACTGTAGCTTGGCTCAAACGCCAAAGTGAGCAGATTGCTGAAGAAAAACTTTGGGACTTGATGAAAGGCAACATTGAGTCCACCCGTAAACTAGTAGAAAGAGTAGGTGGTTTAGATGCAGAATCCCGAATGGTTCGCCTTAGCAGTGATATCCTTCCTGTTTATACTCAGCGAGATTACGCTTATTTTTGGCGCTTACCAGATGTCCGTGCTTATATGGAAAAGGAATTCGCTAGGGTTGGCGATCTTGCAAGAAGTACTGATGTTAGGCTTAGTTTCCATCCTGGCCAGTTCACTGTTCTTGCTAGCGAGAACGATGGTATTGTTGAGCGGTCTATAGAAGAATTCGAATATCATGCTGACATGGCTCGTATGATGGGCTACGGTAAGAAGTTTCAAGACCTTAAAATTAATGTGCATATTAGCGGTAAGCGTGGGCCGGACGGTATCCGTGCGGCGTACAAAAAGCTAAGTACAGAAGCTCGTAATTGTATTACTATCGAGAACGAAGAAAACTCATGGGGATTAAATGATTGTCTCACTTTATCTGATCTTGTACCTATTGTGCTCGATATACATCATAATTGGATCCGAGAAGGAGAGTACATTGATGTTAATAGCGATAGTGTTAAACAGGTTATTGATAGTTGGCGCGGCGTTCGCCCTACTCTTCATTACTCAGTCAGCCGAGAAGACGTCCTTATCGGACACTGTCCAAACACGATGCCCGACCACTCAGCGTTGCTTATGAGTGGATACAAAAAGCAAAAGATGCGAGCACACTCGGACTTTTACTGGAATAAAGCAGTTAACCAGTGGGCTCTAAGCTTCTGGGACAAGTTTGATATCATGTGCGAAAGCAAAGGCAAGAACATAGCTTCGCAGGAACTAAAGAAAGAGTACAAGTAAAGAAAAAGCACCCGAGGGTGCTTTTCTTATATCAAGTTGTACCAGCTATGCCGGTTCGCATTGAGAGGTTATTTCGCTGGCTTAGCCTTTGGCTTTCTTGGAGCTTTAGGTTTAGCGATACCTGGCTTTTTTGCGGCAGGCTTCTTTGCTGGCGCTTTCTTAGCAGGTGCCTTCTTAGCAGGTGCTGCCTCTACTACCGGAGTTGGTTCCGGAGCAGGTGCTGTCTCTACTTTATACGGTGCTGACATTACTGGGCACTCTTCCACTTTCTTTTCAACTGGCGTAGCACCAAATAATTTTTTAATAAATCCGAACATTTTATGTTCCTCCCTTAGGTTTCTATTTATGACCATATTATAGATGGCCGATGTTCTTTAGGCTGCTTACCGGCATATCCCAAATCTTTCTACGCTCTACTCCCTTCTCTTGAGCAAACTTCTTAGCATTGCAATTACTGCATACATGGTAGAAGTTATTACTTACCCGTTCGGGACTCATTGATCCTTTATCTCGGGTAAATGTTTCTCCACAAGAGTCACACCTAAATACCAACACAGTCTTCTTTCGTCGATAAGTATGGTCTTGACCTAATTTACTAGGTCTAGTGTGTTCTGTAATAACATATTCAGTTTTTATGAACATCATGTATTTACATTAAGATTACAAAATGCGTTTGATAAATATCATATCGAACTAACAATTCAGCTTCGGAGTTTAAAGAAAAATGGCAAAACAAATAATTGATATTGGTATTCAGGGTAATGATGGTACAGGCGATAGTATTCGTGAATCGTTCCGCAAAGTCAATGATAACTTTAATGAAATTTATGCAGTATTCGGCATTGGCGATGGTACTATTAATTTCACAGCGTTAAGTGATACACCTGACAGCTATTCAGCTAACCAACTTATCACAGCAAATACCAGCGGAACTGCACTTGCGGCCCGTGACTTAGAAGCTGGATCAGGCATTACAATTAACAAGAGCAACCCGACAAAGATTACAATCTCGTCTACAGTTGCTGGTTTAGTAAGCGATCCTAAGCCTGCATTAGGCGCTTCATTAAATACAAACAGTTTAGCAATTGGTCCTATTGCAGATCCTACACCTGAATTAGCAGGCTACTGGGAATCGATTCATACCGGACTATCAATTACTGCTGATCAACTACCGGTATCAAAAGGGTACGCTGATACTAACTATTTGAGAGCGGCCGCTGTTACACAGGTAAACGAAGACCAATCTGTGTCTATCGTAGGCTATAGAGTTGACCTACCAATCGAAGTTAGATCAGAACCAACATTACCGCAAATTGGCGAAGTTGGATACGATTCAACTTTAACTGGTAACTATCTAGCAACTGAACCAGTACAGCGTAAGGATGTGGTATATCGCGGTGGCGATAGAATGACCGGTAAATTGTATCTTAACGATCATCCAAGTCCATTAGAAGGCTTTGGTACACCAGGCGGCGCTGCCGACTTACAAGCGGCTAGTAAGTTTTATGTTGATAACAACAGTTT